CCTTCTACACTGGCCATATTTAGAATACGTTTGAAAGCCAACAAGCTCCAAGCTGATCGGCCTTTAAAAGGTGCATCTGGAACGCCCCTTCTTAACGTCTGGCTAACTGTTGCTAGCTCTGCCCTAAGTGCATCTAGCGTATCATTCGTAAAGTTGATATCTGCTCTACTTTTTTTAACGTAGTCACCATCGAGAACTCTAAACTTCATGTTTGCCAATTGTTCCGCTTTTCTTGCAGCTAAAAGCACTTGGAGTGATTGGTCATTATCTTGATGCTCGTGGTTCACATATGCGGCTTCTGTCGCTGATATCGCTGCATCAGCTTCAGCTTTTGCCAAGTTTCTAAGCTTCCAAGCCTCTGCGCTCGCCTCTGATAAAGCGCGCGTTTCGTCTTTATATTCTTGGGTGCTAAAGTAATTATCAATCTTATCTTTTAAAGCTTCCTGTTCCTTTTCTAGTGCAGACCTATTTTTTATATAGCCCCTTTTTACCCCATCCCTGTGCCAATCACTTTGGATCTCTTCGATGAGCAATACTTTTTTTCCGTTAGCAGCTATCCGGTCGTTAAGGCGAAAGTGCGCTATTACATTAGTGTCGTTCCAGTGTTCCGTTGTGTAGTCTTCTTTACCACTCTCGGCATCTTCTTTTCTAGCTATATCATACTCGGCATATATCTTTTTAAATAGCTCATCATCAAGTATGTGCCCTCGTGCGTTTCTAGGTAGAGTTATAAGCTGTCGCTCTAATGCTTTCATCCTATCGTAGCTCGTTGACCATCTCTTTGTAGCCTCTATTTTATTCTGTAGCTCATCCCATTGAGATTCAAGGTCTGTTCTCGCTTCAAAATGATGCTCGTTCCCTTCTCTTTCTAAACCTTGTAGATTCCTATCTATGTCAGTCATCTGTTGTTCTATGTCTTGTGATTCAGCCTCTAAGAAAGCTAACCGCCCCAAATCTACCGCGCCCCTCGCTCTAGGGATCATCAATCTCACTACTCTGTAATTTGTTCCCCCAGGTAGGACATAACTAGCAAAACGCGAATCTTCAGAGGTAGAGACTTCTTCAAGCCTTAATCCGCCTCGGTCGAGAAGCTTAACAACATCTTCTTTAAATATTTTTCCTTCTGTTGCTTCTAACAGCTCTACTATTCCAGTAAAATCTAATTCGTCAGGCTTTATACCAGACATATCTTTTATGTTCTTGGCCAGACTTTTAGCAGGAATCTTTTTGAAGTTCATACCCTGAACAGCTACCCTTAGTTTATGATAATAGCCTAATGGATCGGTTTGCTCTAAAGTGTTTTCATCAACGGATTCACCCTCGAAAGTTATCAGCTCATCATTTATTCTAATAGTTGGATTAACTCTAGCAAACCATTGGTCTAAAGTTTCATTGCTCTGCTTGCTTAACTGTTTTGCTCCCTCGATTGCTACCGCTAGTTGAGCGTCTGCCTCGCCCGCGCTTATGCCAAACCCCTTCTCTTCAACAATAGATAATAGAGTTTCACCTTCTGCTAATTGGTCGTTCAGCTTAACCAAATCGGATTCTGCTTTGTCCTTATCTACTGATGATGCCAACTTATTACCGCTTGCATCTCGGACAACAAAAGCATGTTTAGGTGCGATAAGCTGCTCACGAAGTCTTACCGCCTGAACAGGCAAAGCCCCGTCTACTATCATCTGGTTGTATTCAGCTTGCATTTCTGCATAAGCTTTTGGTAACTCTTCTTTTAACCTGGCCGAGTCTGCTACAGAAAGACCTTCTGTAGTAAACTTTATATGATCTCTTACTGCTACGGCTAAATCTGTTCCTGCAAACTTCTGCGCAAACTTAGAGCGACTTACTTTAAAAACTCCTGTCACGTCTGCTTCAGCTATCTGATCGACAACTTCAAGCTCTTCCATAGTATTCTTAAGACCAACATAATCATCCTGGTGATACGATTCTATAATCTCTTTAGGGATTAATATATCTTCAGCAATGCCGCCCGCTCTATGCTGCTCTTTTGACATCTCTTCATATTCTTCAGGAGATCTTTCGTTTAGTTTTGACTCTTCAGCTACTTCCATCTCTGCATCAAAAAGTGCTAAGTCTTTTGTGGCTTGATTTGCTTTCCTAATATCTGAAGGTATTTTAATTGCTAAAGGTAGAAACGCGTAAGGAGCTACAATTGCCCCCGCGTGGATACCTTGCATGAATATCTTCCCCGCCCTATCTTTAAATATCTGCTTTGATTCTTCTAGGGTATGACCTTCTTTCTGTGCCTCTCCCCAAATATCAGTAATCCCTTCAGGCCATTCTTGTAAGAACTCTGCGCCCATTTCTGAAAAGCCATGAATAAAGAAATTTTTAATAACGCTTTTTATTCCAGTAGATTTAAAAAGAGCGGCTAACCGAGTAGCAGGAAGGGCTTCTATAGCTGCTTGAACTACTGTGTTGAATGATGCCCCCCTTAACGCCTTCTCATGGCCAATACCTTTTTCTCTTAGCTCCTCATATGTTTGCCCGAAGATCTGGCCTGATATTACTGACAACCCACCCGCCGGACCGAAAGACGCTGTAGCTGCAATACTAGTAACAACTTGTGCTCCAACTCTCGCCACATCATTAACGTACTCTGCTACACCTCCAACCTGTGGAAGAGGAACACCCATTAAGAAATCTGAATCTTTCGCCTGTTGCAATTGATAAAGAATCTCTTTCCTCATCATGATGCCCCTTTGCGCTCCTTTAACTGTACGGGGATCACTTGACTTTAGGTCTTCTTGTAGATCGGCGATAGCTTGATGTTGAGGAACCTGAAGAGTACTTAATACCCCCTTACTCATATCCTTAAAGCCCTCTTTCAAACTATGGGCAAAAGCTTCTACCGGATTTCGATTATATGCCGTAATCAAACCTTCGATTTTAGTTAGTGCTGCTATATCATCTTTCGCTATTGCCATCTTAGCAGGATTAGAAAGCATCTTAGCAGTAATAGGATACTTAGGTTTCCCATCGGCGTAAGTTTCGAATAGGGAGTTATATACTTCTCTTGCCTTCGCGTTTTCTTTATATGCTTTTTTGTTGGCGTTTACTGTATCGAAAGGAAGATTTCTTGCTCTAGCAATTGCTTGAACCTCTGCCGCTTCTTCGGGAGTCAAACCTTTAAACGCTTGAAGTGACCAAGCAAGGTTCCCTTTATCTATGCTGACCGCTGTATCAAAACCTTGAGCGCCTTGGGCAAATAGTTTATCTTCCAGGAAACCTACGTCACCCTCAAACTCTGTGCCCCTCAACAGCTCAGGGATATACTGACCTTCAACCTGGGGAGCTTTAGCCCTAGATGTTTCAGCTATTGGCTTAGACTTTTTATATCCTGAAGGAATAAAAGATGGTTTTGGTTCATCCTTCTTTACTTCTTTCTTTGTGTACCCTTCTGGCACAAATGATGGATTTAACATTGGAATTACCTTTTGATTACTTTGTGTATGTCTCTATTAATTGCCCATCTAAATCATAAACTCTTATGATCCCGTCACCCTCAACATAATACTGATCTGTAGTAGAAGAGAACTTTAAATCTTTACCAAATGCTTTTAGCTCTTCGGGTATGTTTTCTTCATCTAAGAATCTTTTTTCTCTATCTTTATCTTCTTCAAGATTGAGAGTTTCAAATCGGTATTCATTCCTATCACCAAGACCAAACCAAATACCGCTATCAACATTTACCGGAGCTAATAACTCCTCAATAATCTCAATAGACTTTTCTTCTGTTCTCTCTTTCTCAGGTACTTCTCTTATCCTGTCACCAAAAGCCGCAGTTAAACCATTCATGCGCTTATTAGCCTCTTCGTTCTTTTCACTAAAGTCTTCGATACCTCTAACCGCAGTTTTTAATAACTGATATGGATTCGTTGTCTTGAAAGGCTTCCCTTTTCTTTGGAGCTTAATCAATTCTTTATATTCTGCGCTAGGCTTTAACCTCTTATCCGCTAGGTATTGGGTGAGATCCACTTTCATAAACTCGTCTTCGGGCATTGCCATAAGCTCGCCGTAAAGCTTGAAGTCTGTTGTTATGCCTTTACCTTGATCCTCTTCCATTAGATACTTCTTGAGCTTTGTTAGATACACTTGTGTCTTATATGGTATAACTTCAAAAGGTACGATATAGGCATGTGGGTGTTTAAAGAGAGCATCTACCTCATCGTTAGTCCTCGCCTCAAGCTTAAGGTCTTTAAGCATCTTCTCTTCTGCAAAATTATCTTTAACTCCTGCCTTAACTAGCCGCCTTCGATCTGGATCTGATATCTTACCCGCTTCTTTTAATTGGCCTGCAAGATCTTTACCGGATGATGTTATCTCGTCGGTTTTATCCATTGACCACTCACGCAAAGAGGTTTTCTCTAGTTCCTCTTTTCTGAACTGCCGATCTTTAGGATCAAAATGTTTCCAATTCTTCTTAAGACTTTCGAGAGCTTTTGTAGGAGACTTAGCGCCCAGGTCTTTATTCATTGCTTCCCAGACTTTGAAGTGCGCATTTTCTACTTTCTTCTCTACAATGTCTTTACCAACCGATAAGTGCCAAACCTTTTGACCTTTCTCGTTTAAGAATACGCCATTGGTACTTTCTATATTCTGTTGGATCTTATCAAGCGCAACACCCATGAGTGAAGCCTTAAATGCAACACTTCCTGGTGCTGCTTCTGGCATCCCACTTGCGATAGATTCCTCTAACGATTGGAGATTCTCAGCTTCTTTCGTCTGCTCATCAAAAGATCTCAACTGATCTGCTTGATAGGCAAAAGCGTTTCCTCTATATGAATCTGCTTTAGGCTTAAAGCTATCTCTAAAAAGATTTTTCTGGTTCTCATTGGTTAAAGTCTTCATGTACTTTTCTTGGATCTTACCAATTTTCTCATCAAAGCCTTTGTACGAAGTAGAACCCGCTTCGCCTTTTAGCTGCTTCAGCTTTGTATACTCTTTGTTCATTTCTAAACCGGCGTTCGTTAACTTCTGCCTAGCTGTTGCGCTGTCTAGTTTTTGCGCCATCCGAGATTCATAAGCGCCGTACGCTTGAGCAGTATTAGTTATTGCCCCACCTACTGCACCTAGATTTCTAGCAGAGCTTAGATTAGCCGTTGCTCTGGTAGTGTCTTTTGTGGTGTTCCCACCTACTGCTTGCACCTGTTGTTTGTACTGTGGTATTAAGGCCATTATCTCCCCCTATATGATAAATAACTTTGGGTTGCTCTACTGCCACTATCTAAGAGAGAAACGAAAGCTGCTTGCCCAGAACTAACTTGACTTGCTCTGAATTGATCTGCTTGCCCGCTGTAGTTCTCACCTTGGCGAAGAGTATTGTTTGCTCTCCTGACCGCGTTGCTCTCTATTGTCATAGCGTCGACTTCACCGAGATACGCCGTATCTGTAAGATTCTTAAGAGCAGAACCTTGATCAAGAACAACCCCAGATCCCGCAGTAGCTAGCCGCTGCTTACTTTTAAAGTCTTCTACGTTGCTTCTATGTTTTTTGATATCCGTTTTTGATTGGTCCATTATCCAAGCCGCATCAATACGCGACATCTCGGCGTTTTTCTCCGCCGCTCTCGCGTTGTATTCTGCTGCTTGATTCTTAGCATCTGCCGCCTTCTTAGCGCTGTAGGCGCTCATCACTATCCCCGCTGTCATCAACCCCGCTGTTGGATCACACATCTAAACCCCCTATATGAAATAGACAAAAATCTTTCTTATTAATACCAATTGGTTTCGGTTCTTCCATTGTGAAGCCCAAACGCTTAAGCCATTTTATCGAGATCGCGTTTTCTACGCTGATTAAGTTTACAAGTCTTGGCCGAACTGCCCGCATCTCTTCTACATACTTATGTCCAAGATTTATTAGAGTTGACTTTGCTTGATAGACTCTATCCGTAGCAAGCAACCAAACAACTCCACAATCCTCAACGCCCTTAACTGCTGTAACGCCAAAAGCTGCTACTGGTTCACCCTCTACAAATATAGCTTTGATGTAGAGAGCGTGATTAAAGCCATACAGAATAGAGTCTTCGGCCTTCATTCCAGAAGCCTCTTCACACTCAAAGATATCTATATCCCGTAAGTTCTTACCAACTTTCTTGATATCCTTAAGTGTACAAACTCCTACATGTTGATTACTCTTGCCCATTTTCAACCCTCGGTAGAATTGATTTTATCGTGATTGGTAAAGGATCAGAGTTTCTAATGAAAACTTTACTCTCTCTAACTGCTCCTGGTTGAAGGTGAACAATCTTGTCACCTGTAAACATCGCAATTGGATCGCTGTAAGCCTCTGTCGTCCTCATAGGAACGTCTACCATTCTGGCCTCATCATCATTAGGCCCTACCCTTAAATCTCTCGTATTGATCAAACTGACCTGTACAGACTTAACGTCCTTCATCGTGTCCTGGCTCGTTCCGTCTTGACCTTCAGCTATGAAATCTAAAGTCTCAAGGTCTGACACATAAGGTAATCCGATATGTACTTTTGAAAATTCATGGGGAAGAGTTACGGAACCACTTGTCACAACCAAATCTCTAATGACGTTTCCATCAGCTAGAGCAACAACCGTTTCGCCTTCTAAATGGTCAAGCCCTGCAAAGTCATCAGCAGGAACGCCATCATAAGACAAACCGCAATCTACAAAATACGCGTCTTCGATATCTTTTACAAAGTCGCCACCATACGGGAGGCGTGGTTCAAACTTCTCTACATATCTTTTAGTTACTCCACCTATTGTACGGTTTACTACTGCGTAAAGTTCATCTATCCCGCCATTTGGTATGACTGCCACTGATTCAAATAGACCATCTGTCTCATGTTGATGCCAAGCAAATATACTAAATTCTTTATAGTAGGTTAAACCCAGAAGCTTTCCATCATTCCTTACCGCCCACACAATAGAATCGGGAGATCTTTGATATGCCCAACTAGTAATCTCGTAGCCTTCGAATAAATGACTCGCGAAAGTTACAAGAGAATTTCCTTGATATCCTTCTATTTCAAAGTTGTAAGTTAGATCTCGGATAACTGCACCACTTCTCTCTATAAATAATAAAGATGTACCGATCACTACTGGTGGAACGTCTGAACTTCCATAAGAAGATTGCCTCTTGATATCTACGCTTAAAGGAGATACCGCAGGAGATCCCGCCCCCGCTTTCATTACCCACTCTGCGCCACTGGTAAGGATTATCATTGAAGATAAAGGAACTAGCGCCTTGATCTCATTTAGCTCTAACGAGTTCATTGTAAATTCGTAGGAATCATCTACCTTCGTTAGCTCTGATATCTGCATACTTTCGAAGTCACCGAGATATGAGCCAAAAACAGTTTGTGGCTGTTCGTTTGTTCTCCCAAATAATAACCTCTGCTCGAAGAAAGCTACTACCCCCGGGTACTGGTCAGAAGCATCGAAAGCTACTGAGTAGAATAGTGGAGTCTTACTAGTATCTGCTACAATCCCCCCCACCGGGACAGTAAAAAAACCCGTCCTAGAACGACCAACCCAACCCCATATACCGGATAACGATTTATCCTGGTACACTTCGTAATGCTTACTACCTGATAACATGCCAAACTGCATAAGCCCACCGTCAACAACGTATTCACTTCCTGCCTCGAATATCAACGACTCTCTCCCTTCGTGGTCAACTCTGCTTAATACATACTCGGGGTCAACTCCGGCAGCTCCTGGTGTAGGAGTAGTGATCGGGTCACTCGGTGGGGTAACAGTGTTGGTAAATACTATCTCGGTAAAAGTCCAAGCTGTATGACTCGATCTAGTGAGCTTGTATACTGGAAAATCTGGGTGAGTGATATATAGAGTGTCTGCACTTTGTGTGAACTTGATATCTTGAGCTTGTCCTGCTGTGTATGGCATCGTGATATTTGCTACTGCCAAGCCACCATCTTTGTAAACTGACAACTTGCTATATCCGAACTCTAGTATATATGCTTGAGTGACAGAGAATTGGAAAGCTATCAGTCTTGATTTTTGTGTAGAATCGTAAGTCTCACCTAGAAACTTTGTCCCACCTCTATTGGATACACCCCCATGAGGATGAACTATAAAATTTTTAATTGTTTTAGCTGCATTGCTGTAGCTCTTTAAGTCTGTTCGAGAGTGAAGATGTTCATCCCACTCACCACTCGTAAAGCTAACTTTCTTTAGTGTTATGGTTCCCATTACATCCTCGCCGATACAAAGTTATTTACCGATTTTTCTTTCTTATAATCACTATTGGCGTCGTTAGTCTCAGCGTCACCAAGTAAAAGCTGATATGCATTGAGCATCTGTGTTGCCATGTTTGCATCACCTTTCATTGGTTGCGCCAGGTATGCCGCTAATTTGTAAGCTAGTGCTTCTATAAATTTAGCAGGAAATAGCGTAGTCATTGTGACCTTTGCTGTGTAGATGAGTTCTGCCTCTGACAAATTGGTCATTAAAACATTTTGAGTTAGATCATTACTCACCCCAATCTCAAACTCTACTTTTCCCTTTACATCAAACCTATCACTATCAAGGTCTGAAGAAGTTCCTGTTCCTGAACCCATTCCATCACTTAGGTATCTCGTTCTTGCGCAGTCTGAAGGATATGCGTAAACTAGATCCCATCTGCTATTGGTATCTGTACGAAGCGCCAAGGTCTGCCACTTCCTGGCGAATGACCAATCATGCCCCTCTAATGTACCAAGTAAAGCGATATCGTAGAACTTGTTACACTCTATCGATTCTTTAGTACTCTCTGTTAAACTTGAAATGCCGAAAGCCCCAACATGTGATAGAGCGAGATTGCAAATAGCTACTTTACTTGTCATTAGTTACCTCTCATAAAAAAAAGCCCCCTCAAGTGTAAGATAGATATACTTGAGGAGGCAGACGTTAACGCTTATTTGAAGGTCAGGGAACTAACCAACCTCACCATCAATTTTGTCTATCAGTTTCAAAATTGGTTCTTTGACTACACCTAGAATTGGGATCAAAAGATCATCAAATTTGTTCTCAGTTGCTAAAACTATCTCAGGCAATGCATTGAGAAGAGACTTAACCGCTAGAGTCGCAACATCTTCCGCAATGTCTAGCCCATGCTTCTTTAAGATCTCTGATAATACTTTTTTATCTAAAGCCATCTTACTATCTCCTACGACAAAATGTCGTCCTCTTTAGCAGAAAGTGCGCCATGACCAACAGCTTGTGCGGCTCTTAGGTCTTGCTCCTTCCTGCTGATTTTCACCTCTTTAACGTACTTGTTCTTTAATACGAAATGAGGTGGTATTAGTTTTTTGTCCATCTTATCGGCAAATTTAATCTCTTCGCCTTTTACCCAAATGCGCTTTTGAAAGAAGCATTTAGTTATACAAACGTAGTCCATCTTACTATCTCCTACTGACCTGTTGAAACTCCACCCATTTCTTTAAGGCCTGCCATAACTGTTCCCGCTGAAGCTGTACCAACTACCGTATAAGTCATTCTTACATATCGCTCTACATCTTCTGGAAGAGTAGGAACTTTAAACTTATATCCTGCAACTAATGAAGCGTTTGCTACTGCCGCAGTAGTGAACATAAGAGTCGCTGAACCAAATGCTACATCTGCATCAGTGTAAAGAGAAAGAGCTACACTTGTTGCGCCTACAAAAGTTGTTGTAACTTGCGCAAGAATTTCAGCGTCTTTGTTATTTGGTGTTACTACCTCTGAATCATCAGTACCAAGATCAATGATGTTGGTTGAAACTGCTGTTGTTGTGATAGCTTGATCTTCTGAGAATAGATTTTGTTTATCTAGTATCATTTTCTTTGCTCCTAAAAAGAAGAGGCCGAATGGCCCCCTCTATATTAAATTAAAAAACTACTAAGAAACTGTTGCTTCAGTGTTAAGAAGCGCATCGCATCTCTTAACCATGATGCCTCTAAAAGTCATAACTTCTTCACCATGTGGAAGAGTCTTGTAAGAGACATTCATGTTTGTTTGCTTAAGAGTCTGAAGGTCAAGATATGTTTCGATTGTCTCGTTAACATAAAAGACTCTCATGCCTCTGCCTTTAGTAGGCATTTTGTGGATAGCGATAATCATCTTATCGATTAAGTTAGCGCCTGCTGAAACTGTTCCACCATCAGCGATTAGACTTGATACGTCGATGTTTGCAATTCGCGCGACATATCTCCAGTCGCGCAGCGTCAAACCGGGCTTCATTTGGTAATGAGTTCTATATGCCTCGTAGTTTCCACCCGCTGCATCTTGAACAGTGTCTTTGCCCTTATCTTCTGAGTGGATTCCCGCAGTACTTCCTTTAGGAAAAATTCCGTGACAAGTTGATTCGTCCCAAGTTACCAACCAAACAGACGTGTTATCTGATTGAGTTCCGCCTGCATTGATTACGTTTCCACCGTTTTCTGCTGTAGTGAGATTGTATCTAGGAGCTAATCCCAAAAACTTCTCTGGATCTGTAGCAGTATTTCCGTAGAAAAGTGTATCCGCTAATTCTTGTGACATTGCTTCTAAGAAAGCTACATCTTCAGAAAGACGGAAAGCGTTAGAATTTCCATTTAATTCTGCCAAATCAGCGTCGACCTCTGCGTACGCTTCTAACATGCCGGTATTATCCGTAATTTGTACCGTGCGTGATTTACTTGGTTGCACTCCATAATTCAAAAGTCTCCATGCGACAGAAGGAAGCCCACTTCGGATAGTAGTCTTGTGTCCTGTTGGAAGGTTGCCTTCTTTCCATACCATGTCGTCAAGAATCTCATTTGTATCATTTAAGATTTCAATGATCTTCGCTACTTTTCCCTCTGGATTGATACGACGTGCCCAATCGCTAAGAGTTACTGCTGTTGTTCCTACTGTTGCCATTGTATGGCCTCCTTAAGGTTTTCTATTTCCCATCGAACAGGACATCTGCCGTGGACTTTTGGTTATTGTTACTTTCACCATCGACAAAGGTATCTTCGCTTAACTCGCTCCCGATCTTTGCCAACATTTTTATTACTTGATTGTTGTTTCCCGCGCCTGAAGAAGTTAGGTAAGAGCTTAGTTCTGGTGAACCAAACTTACTAACTGCCCTCTTCGCGTGTTCTACTGTTCTGTCAAAGTTAGCACCGCCAAACTCTGCATCAGACTTAAGATCATTTATCCAAACCTTATGCTGCTCTACTGCTGCATTGTGTGTTGCTGCCTGAACACCACTAAAATGTGTAGTGGCCAAGTCCATAAGCTTCTGCGCATTGGCTTGAGTTACGCCCATCTCTTTTGCTACACCCTTAAAGCTCTCCACCATCTTACTATCTAGTGTCATCCCTTCAGGTGCCGTAAAGTCTGCGTACTCTATCGGATCAATCTTCTCTTCGACCTTTGGTGTCTCTACTGCCGGTGTCTCTACTGCCGGTGTCTCTACTGCCGGTGTCTCTACTGCCGGTGTCTCTACTGCCGGTGTCTCTACTGCCGGTGGGTCCATTGGTCCCTCTGTCGGTACTGTTGTTCCTGGTACTGTTGTTCCTGGTACTACATCTGCCATGGTTAGTTACTCCTCTTCTCTGTTTAGTTCCACCAACATTTGCGACACCTTCGCAGGCGCTACCTCGCATATGTCAGCAAATATTATCTTAGCATAGTTTCTATGCCCCTCGTTAAAGTATGTAGTGTTTGCGCTATTAAAGTCAACAGACAGACTCAACAAATTACCTTGATTAATGAGGTCCTTTATGAATCTATAACCCGAAGGCGTTTCAATTACTGATAAGATGTCTTCCTTCTTCTGTAGCTCTGCAAGTTCTATCTTCTTGCGCGCTTCTTTAACCGCTCTTTCGTTTGATGCATCCGACATCTAGGATTCCTCTGCTGTAAAGCTAAACTTCCCAGTTCCATCAATCCATCTACTAAAATGCGCCTTGATCTTTTCTTTATCAGACTCAGCTATCTTCTGTGGAGTCTCATATATATCCTCTTCTGATTTATCAAAAACCGTAATGTTCATGCCCTTGTCTAGTTTTTCTACTTCGAAGCTGCTTCTCATACTGCATCCTATAGGACTACATCCACTACTGCCCACCTTGACCGCCTATTCTGCCAAGTAAGGAATCAAGTGCCGTACCCTCGTTTAGTTTTGTGTCACTCATTGTCTTAGCGCCATCTGCCATCGCCGCATTTTGTTCTGCATTCTGTGCTGCTTGCTGAGCCTTCGCCCTATTAGCTCTGATCTGCTGAACTTCTTCATCTCCTCTAATCATTCTAGGAGGTGCGCCCGTGATATCTGCATACATGTTAATCGTCTCATCAACGTCTAACTTATCTAGCGCAGATGGATCAACTGAACCAAGATTCCCAATGAAACTGGCCGTCTGCTCTATCGCAGTCGATCCAACCATTTTTTGAGCTTGTGCCAGGATAGAAACATATTCAATCTTGATCTCATGCCCTTGCAACTCTTCTGGTGGTTCGGGAAAGACCCCAAACCTAGAACCAATCTCATAGGTTCGCTCGATAGTTGGGTCATGTGACTCACTTTGTATTCGATTAATGACAGGCCCTAAGACCATCATTTTTTCCTGATGTTTCTTAGCAATTTCAAAAGCAGTAGTATTACTTCTTTCGTCGTTAGCTATCATTAGGAATAGATTGTTAAAGTATGCTGTCTTGATGCGTGTCTCGGTCTGCCGTATCTTCTCTTCAATAGCTTGAATGTTTAGATTGACCTGATAAACGGGAGCAAAGCCTACCTGTCCTTGAGGCGCATTAACATAGTTCATGTGCCCAGGTACGATAGACCCGCCTTTCCCTTTTAATGATGGGTGAGCGTTCATCGGCGGATCTACCTGCTTATCGACCGCTTTCAGACTCTTCTCTTCCATCTTCTGCAACATTTTATTGTCGCCTAATGACTCCATTCCTGGAGAATTTCCGTAAGTTTGTGTCCCGTTAACATCCCACCTTGGAGCTATAAAAGGTTTACTCTCGTATCCTTTCTCTCGTAGGTATGCTTCCGGTTCGCCGCCATCCTCAAAATATAAAGAAGTATATTCCATACCTCTAGGACCGGCTTTACCGTTGATGATAGACGCGTTTGGTTCAACAATATGATTAACTTTAAACCTTGTATCTAGGTCGTCAGCAAGTGCCGCGCTTTTAACTGCGTCACTTACATTGTCCCTACCAAACTCGTTTATCATCTGTTCAGTATTTAAGGAGAAATGCCTATACAATCCCGAAGAACGATATTGAGCATCTAAGGTTAGCATGTACTCGCCCACTGTGAATGGTCTGAAACGTGCAATGGTTTCAAAGTCTTCTTCCTGAAGTTGCGCTGCTACTCCAAAATTACCAAGTTCAGAATAATTACTGTGCATAGATCCGTAAAAGTTACTCTTCGCATAGATCCTTAATATAACGTCGCGTACATCTGTTAGCCATTGCTTAACAGGCGTAAACTCCATCAGATCCCTATCTTCAAGCGCCAGGATAAACCAAGGCCTACTCGGTGAAGTCATCCCGCCTTGCATCCCAGATGCTAGAATACGAGTTGCCTCTGCCCCTGCACTATTTATAATCTTATCGTTTCTTAAGCTGCCTTGTTCTTCTTCAGTCATGCCTTCAAGGTCATTAAGAAACTCACCCTTTCTAGGTGTTGTGTATTCCGCTATCTCTTGCCAATGCTTACGCCAAGAGACTTGCTTATCTCTAAGCCTTTTAAATCTGCCACGAAACTTAGGTATTCTCTTGTCTGTTTGCATATATTAACTTCCTATTAGCGATAGCTGTCTACTGTTTGATGCAGCTTGTACGCCTAGCCCACTTGTAAGGATAGTAGAAGCAAAACCTCTAAATCTTTTCACTCTCTCGTCTTCTCTATATCTGGCTTGAACTGGGTTAGATATTGTCGCTTGATACGGATTTTCTATTGATAATTCTTCTGTTGGTTCGGGCGCCACTGGTTCCGGTTGTGCAGGAGTGCTTAGCACATCATCCGTAAACCCGTTGTCGTAATTAGGCACTGTTTCAGTTGGGCCTATCACAGGATCTGAATCCGCGCCCGTGTTATTTGGGTTAAATATATCGTTAACCGTTTCAGAAACCGGATCAATCACGCCTTCTCTGAACTCATTCCAGCTATATTTAGCATTTGAAGTTCTTGGCGCTGGTGTTTGCGCAGGCGTTTGCTTTTTTTGGCCAACTTGTTCGCCCACGTTAGGGCCTACTGCTCCACACATATATTACCTTCTCGCTTTCGTTACTTTTTGGGGAGCGGCAGTTTTTGCCCGCTTGACTTGTCCTGGTGCTGCTGTTCTAGCACCTTGAGGAACACTAACCGGAGCTGTTCTAGCACCTTGAGGAACACTAACCGGAGCAACAAGCGCAGGCGTAAAATATGGATTACCTTGTGTTGCTTGTTGGTTGGATATTTGCGTATCTTCGCCGCCTGTTGGTTGGTAAGGGCCGCCACCAATTACCGAGGGAAAGCTAGGCGCTTGCTGTGGTGGAGTCTCTGTATAGTTTGGTGTTGGAACGCCGCCAAGTGTTGGAGCTTGAGCATCTGTGCTTCCAAACATCGCCGCCGCCGTACTTGTTACTTTCGCCATTGTTACCGGATCACACATCTGCTTATCTCCTGTTATAAAACTTTATATTCTGTTTGCGCTTTGTTGGTCTTCCCAGAAAGCTTTTCAATTCGTGTTTGTTTATAGACAGGTTCCGCAAATGTTAGTGCTAAACCGTCACCAAGGTCAGGGCTTGACAATCCCCGTTTCTTCATATCCTCTTTGCGTTCTAATTGGATTTGTCCTTTTAGTGTCATGTGATATTCTGGACTTGTCAAGTCATCTGATATATCCGAGTTGTTTGGTATATCAGGTACTTCCTTCAACCAATCACGCATATCAACCCACATTTGCGCTCTCTTATTAAGACAATCAGGCCTTAACGAAGCTCCGCCAAAGTACACAACAATAGGATCTCTTCCTAGTCTACGCAGTTGGTCAATAACTCCATTACCCATTCCCGCATCAACCATGGTCGCGTCTGTGTCATATTGGTCTTCGTATTGTGCAACAATGCCCGCTATATCTATCGAGTCTATCTCGCGCCCTTGCCATAAGAGTATAGCATGTAACCCCTGACGCATCCAAATAGCATTACGGTCATCTCCATACCAAGCAACATCAACACCAAGTATTCTAGGCGCAAAGTCATATTTACTAACGTGAAGCTTACTCGCCATCGCCGCGTCAACGGTATCGTTTGGTATAAGTTGACAAACTGCTGCTCTTGGGTGTTGCCCTTTAACTCGAACGCGTACAAAGTCTGAGTCTTCGCCGTAATCTTCCACCCATCTATCCATTAAATCTTTGTTGGTGCCTTCAACAGACCTTGAGTCAATTCGTCGGTTTCTCCACCGATGCTTAAGGTTCCCAAAAGTTCTACGGAAAAAGCCTGTGTTCCTGGTAGGATTGCCAAACAAGAACCACATAGGTTCACCATCTGTTAACCCACCTTGCGCAACTTCAAAGATCTTCTCTGGAATAGCGCTTGCTTCGTCGAATATGTAGAAAGGTGTAGAGGAAACTGCATGTAGCCCTGCAAAAGCTTCGCTGTTCTCTTCTCTTGAGGTCATAGCATCACAACGCCATTGCTCCGGCGCTTCGATAGCTGTCAAATTCATATTGCCTTTGGAAGCTCTATACTCGAATAGCTCTTGTGTGACCGACATACCGTGCCACTTGCCAAGTTCTGCCCAGGTCTTTGTCCGTAACTGATCTGAGGTGTTGGCGGTAACGACTCCTTTAGCGTAAGGGCGAGTGTCCATGATCCACTTAATGATCCATGCCGTAAGAGCTGACTTCCCGATACCATGTCCAGATGCGACAGACTCTTGAATAGGTTCCACTGGTGTAGTTCCATCGAAGTTTCTTTCCTTTGCCATCTCGCCAATAGCTATCAGCTCCTCTTTCTGCCACTCTCTTGGACCATCAAATCCCGATAGAGATCCTTTGCCCCAGGGGAACGCCCACATAACATATCCAAGAGGATCAAACCTAAACTCTGCAAGGTCTTCAGCTAGCTGCTCTAAAGATCTATTGTAAGAAGTCTGCATCTTCGTTGCTCCCCTCTGCTTTAGATTTACCTGATCTCGCTCTAGCATCTGCAATCTTCTGCGCTAATCCACCCGATCCGCTAATAATGGTTTCTTGTCGATTCGCCCAAATGTCTTTTTGTCGGTTGTTTAGCCAATACATGCAAGCTTTAACGTCTGGTGGCATATGCTTGATAGTCTCAGCTTTAGTTATGAAGCCGTCTTTGTTGCAAAAGATCTTCTCTTCCCAATAGTCGTAGCCTGTTGCTCTTTCAAATAGAGAGCGCTCAACCTTCCGGTCAGCATCATACTTCCACGTTTCAAGAATATCTCTGAACTCTTTATACTTGATCTTCCAGGCCGCAATTGTGTGTTGAGCTGTGCCAATTTCTAGCGCTATCTGCCTTTCGGTCAATCCCTTCTTGGCCAGCTCAATAACTTCTTTTAGACTTACCTGGTCGTATGTTGTTCTTTTAAGCATAGATCCCCCAACATAAAGCGTAATATACTTTAGCATTGGTGTAAACTATTAAGAATGTGTGGGTGAATGGTCACGGGTGTTGGAATCCAACCAACTCATACAGGGATTTATTATGCGCGCCCTGCCTGTTCACACTTCAGCAACCCGTGGTGTATAAGTCGAGAAAGCAGCGTTTGGGATATAAACTAAAAACTCATCGTAAATTTATATGCGCTACTTCCTCGATCAACCGATTTTTTGTGCTATGCGAGACACTCAAGCCAATGGATTGTATGGTAATACTTTTGCGCCGTCAAATTAAATGTCTGTCATCGATAAAGCTGCATCGTGCTTTGCCTGCATCAACTTTAACCTCTTCCTAGCGCCGTCAAGTTGGTACTTTGTGTACGCCACCAACTCCACGTTAGCTGTTGCCCACCTTTCATGGAACGAGAAATAGATAGAGCGCTTTTCATGTCGGTCGTTGCCAATATATACGTAACATTTGGTTTCTCTGCTACACACTACTCGCTCAATAGTTCCGCTCATGTTGTTGAGTCTGTATCGTACTAAACTACTCATTGCTCCACCTCTGGGCTAACACATTTACAAATAGAATTTTCTTTATCGTATTCACATAAATCTTTTCGACACTCATTTTCATCAACGTCAAATTCTGACCTAATTGGCAACCCATGCTTATTAAAATAATGTGCCTTTGCTCTTATTTGTAGGATAAGCGGAGTTGACTTTTCTAAAGGCATGTGCATGTAAAAGAAACCATTACCATTTTTTTCATTACCACCATGACTATCTAACAAAATGTAGTAACTATCTTTTGGTGATTCTGGAATATACCTATAACCAACTATAATAATTGCATGTGACCCTGTGTTTATATCTCCGAGTTGATTGCCTTTTCTACTTAGATCAAAAGCTTTTTGTCCTTTTAATTCATTTCCTATCAGCATGTCAGTTCCGAATTTAACTTGATCGGACTCATAAAACTTTCTTGCGTGATACTCCCAATTATTTTTTCTACTGTCCGTTTTTGGCGTTATCCAGAATTGATATTGCGGCCCAAGCCTATCGAGTAAAAACATTAAAAAAGCGTTTTCGTTATAATCCTTATATTTGTCTGAAGTTTCAAAAAGTTTTTTCAGAGGTTTTTTTGATTTACTTGCGAATTTAAAAAAATCATCATGCGGATATAGCCCTCTGTATATTGTTGAATCTGGCTTCATTCGCCGCCCGTTCAAGCCATCCATCGCCATAACATCCCACCAATTATCATCACTCGGTTTGCATTTTTTATTCCAGATATTTGCGTACTCTTTTTTCTTTTTGTCCACACTCCAATCTGGGTGTGATTGATAAAACTCGTATGTATGAGTAACAGCTACACCATCAATCTCTACAACATCAACACAATTTCCGAGAGGAATATTAGGATTGTTCACATTTTTAATCAGGCCTATTTTTCTTTCAAAATTATCATTGGCCCAAATAGGATTGGCTCCCCAGTGTGCCGGTGCTGTGTTTTTGTATCTAAAATTTGTTTGTGTTGTCCTTTTGTAATCTGCTATGTGCATAGTAGCGTAATATGTGCATTGTCCTGGGGTATTGTAAATATTTAAGCTGTGGGCATTATAATATTTATAGTCATCCTCTCGCTTTGTTGGCCGATCGCCAAACTTATACCGCCAATCAACATGCGCTCTTAATCCTGTTGGAACAGCACCATTTAACATTGATTTTCTTTTCCATGTATCATCAACAAACCCAAGTTTATCGAGGTTCAATGGATCAGTCCATCCGCATTTAAGTGCCTTGTTTGCAGGCGTATCGGTATGACAGTTAGTTTCGGTTAGGCTTAAAAAGCTTTTATCAAGTGTCGGAAGTATTTTCTTTTCGCTAGGACTTGAACAAGCTGTTAATACTAATAAAATAAAATAAATTGTCTTAATCATTTTTCAACCTCTTTTCTGTCATACTTCCCCCAAAGCTTTTACTCTTCTGAGTGCTATCATGCACCCGCTTAAACTAATCTCTGCCTTCTTTAATCTGTCCATCTTCTCCTCTATTAGGCGCTATTTAGCTTCCGCCCATGTGTCGAAGTACTCCATGTTCACCGTCTTCTTTCTGCGCCACCCATACTTAAGCTTAATACTCAGCTCAGACTCTTCGGTACACTCCACTTTAATAATCTCGTCGAATGAGATATTACCTACACCATATTTAATTATCATTTCTTCACGCCCCAGAATTGTAGGTCGTGTGTTGTGTGTACTTCACTAAATTGGTAATCACTAAACAGGCTACCAACATTTAGAACCGCTCTAATATCTGATTCGGTTATGTTCATGTAGTAGTCGTTGGTGAAAGGCGCATCTGCCGGACTAGTTCGAGTGGTTCCATGCTCTCGTCTGCCAGTAGTTGCGCAAGTGAAGATGAACAACCCGCCTTTAGATAACATGCGCGTAATGTTCTTCAGAGATCCGATGAAATGCCTGTCATGCTCAAAGCACTCGGTGCTTATGATTGTATCAAAATGCTCATCAGCGAAAGGTAGAGTGTGTATCGTTGAAATGATATCTACATTCTTCCCTTCACCCAGGTCTGCGCCTATGTAATCGCAATCATCGAATAGCGGTTTGTTGCTGCCGTTAATATCTAAAGATCCACAGTCTAGTACTTTACAATCTTTGAAGTGCCTTGGGCGTCTTGCCTTTACCGATTTGCAAAAATCCCTTTGCTCTTTGTGTGCCATTATTTATTCTCCCCTTCATCTACTATATATATGCCAAGTGTCCGACCGTCACCAAGATCCAAGTTTACGCTTAGATCTATCATCTTGCTCATTGCTGATTTCTCTAAGTTAGTTAATCCGGTATGCACCATCTTGATACTTGCATCCATGAACTTATTGAAGAGTCTCTTTTTAGCTGCTGCTAACTCTTTACTACTTGGCGCTCTCTCGCCCTCTTCTCTTTTATAGTACTTATCCATTTACTGAACTCCCCTTGTTGCATGTTGTGTTAGTTATTACGTTACTCATTAGCTTAGGATGCTGTCAAACATTTCTTTCCATACTGTTGCCAAGGCAAGAGCTGCCCAGACATCTCCTTTCACCCCATATAACGGCCCTGGGGTTTTCTTCTTACCAATGGCAGGCATTGAGCTTGTCGTGTACCTATCGATTAAAGCTTGCCTTACATGGCTATCATTTGCCCTAGGGTTGTTACAAAGAGCTGTTACGATAGTTTTCCTCGGTATCAGGTCAATAGGTGTCTCTGCTGCTTGCATAAAGCGGCCAACCCACACACAGGTCATAAGGATCGAGTCACCCATAGCATTGCCGTATGACTTGATCATCTCGATAGCGAGTCGATCGTATGTGCAGTAGTCGATCACTTCAAGCATATCTCTATTAAGCACTTTGCCATATCCGCCTATCCATCTCTCTTCTGTGTCATATAATACATATGCGCTTTCTGTTGTCCCTGGATCAATTGCTAATATCCTCATGATATCCCCCCCGCGCATTAGCGCTTTATTCTGTGCCAAATGTTTTACGTCATCTCAACCAATATAGATAAACCTCATATCCGCTACACCTTAAATCTGTTAAGCCTTAATAGCGCTTATCTATAAATGCGCATTAGCGCTCTAACCAATTACATCTAAATGCGCTTATCTATAAATGCGCATTAGCGCTCTAACCAATTACATCTAAATGCGCTTATCTATA